GGAATACTTGGCTGATCATTTGAGCCAATTCTCTGGAGGCAAGCGCTGTGGTGATGGGGATTTCTCTTCCTATGATCAAAAACTCAGACCAGAAGTGACTCTCGGTGCATTTGAGATTCTACGGATGTGTCTTGTGGAATGTGGTTTCACAGATGAGATGCTTAGCCTATTTGATGGCCTAGCAACGGAATGTGTTTACCCAATCTATGAGATCGATGGTTTGATCGCTAAAGTGTTTGGAACAGGACCCTCAGGTCATGCCTTGACTGTCGTAATTAATGGCTTGTGCAATTGTCTCTATATGAGATATGCATATTATGCCATGCATGAGCGACGATTAAATGTCAAACTCACCATGGGTGTCATTCCTTTGTTTCACTTACGTGTTGCTTTGATGACATATGGCGATGATGATAATTTCGAAGTTCACCCCAAGGAAGAAGTCTTCAACATGATCACTGTCGGCGAGGAGCTAAAACGCATCGGAGTGGATTACACTGATGCCAACAAAGAAATCTCAACCGTTCCTTTCAAAACTTTGGAGGAAATCTCATTCTTGAAGAGGTCGTTCTGTGTGCATCCGCAGCTGAAGAAGCGTGTTGGTACCCTGACCATTGATTCTATTTTCAGATCCCTTCTTTTGAGTAAGAAAATTGGAAAGAATTGCGATGAAACAGAAGCACAGATCATGGCTGGAAATATGCAGCAAGCGCTATTTGAGTTCTATCTGCATGGTGAGGATGTCTACTGGAAATACCACGAGATGTTTGAAGAGTTTAGAGGTCTCAAAGATTCCGGTGGTTACACCATCGGCAACTACTACGATCCTCCTACACCAGAAAAGATCCAAGACCGCTATTTCAATAGCAAGTGCTGTTACAAAAAGGCACAAGCTATACTGAAAGGGCTGAAGCCAGAAGGTGGAGCGATGTCTGTAGAGGAAATGGAGGTTTTCAATTCTGGAACGCCGCTAGGACCGAAATTAACACAAGATGAGACAAATCGAGAATGGATGTTGACGCTCGGATTCTATCCTTGGCCCACCATTTGGAAAGGCCGTGAAGGAGTTCTAGCGAGACATTGCGTGCGTGTGGCAGTCAGTGCGTCTGATGCTAGAGAGCGCGAGCACTTCATGGCAATGGCTTGGTACTGTGGTTACTGCTCAAATGCGAGCAAATACATGCCCACAGTCCCTTATGGGGCTGTTCCCGAGATGACCAGGACAGAAGTCCTTTATCGGAAGTGGGTGGCTGGTGAAAATCCCGCCACTGTTGACAGACTGTGGGGCGGAGATTTTCGACTCAAAAGATTTAGAGCCACCCTCTTGGAAATGCGTACCAGATTCACAGAAAGGGATCTGAAGAAAGCCCAGCTTTTAGCTGGCATCCGCTATGCACTTGGTAGTATGGAAACTACCTGCATGGCATTTGGGATTGGATCGCGTGAAAGCCTCCATCTCAATCACTGGCGGAAAATCCATCGAGAGAAACAAAATCTCGTGTTGCCCCTCCCAGAGGAGTTGACTCGTTATGTTTGGACTTTCCTACAACCTGATATGGTCCGCCTTATGATCACACCAGACAAATTTTCAGTGTGGGTTACACCCGACTTGGTCGGTAATGAAACCGAGGCAAATCTGCACTTGAATCTGGCTTTTGGTCATACCGCTCTTGTAACAACAGCGGAACAACTAAGAAATGCCTACGTTGGGGTTTAGCTTAATAAGCCTTATCCCGGGAAAAATGTAAATATTAACAAAAATGTAAATAGGTGCGAAGATCCTTGCACGCAG